GAACTATAAAAGCACTCCTATGGCTTTTTGGACTGCTGGCACAGAACGCGCAAGGCTGGATGCGTCTGGGAACTTTATGGTGGGGAAAACCTCCGCAACAGTTTCTAACGATGGCTTTACTGCCACAGCAGGTGGGTATGTAACTATTACTGATAGCTCATTCCAACCACTTATCCTAAATCGCAAAACTAGCGACGGAACTATTTTAGAACTCCGCAAGGATAATACAACTGTCGGGTCGATTGGGACGGTTGCTGGTGATATAGTAATAGGCACTGGCACTGCTGGTTTAAGGTTTTGGGATAGTGGCCCTGCTATTCAACCTAGAAACTCAGACGGTAGTGCTAACAATGATGCCATTGATTTGGGTATATCTACTAGCCGCTTCAAAGACCTCCACCTCAGCGGCACTGCTTATGCTGTTACGATAAACACCGATGGCCCAACAGGCACAGGCAATGGCATCGTGATGGCTGCTTCTGGTTGGCCTTACAAGGGTCGCATTGGCATGAACGGCACAAGCGGCGGTAAGCAATACTGGACTGCAAACTATAACCTTAACACCAGCTCTGTAGACAGTGCATCATACTATTCTACTTATATTGAAAACTCTGCCCAGAATGGCATCATAGCTTTCGGCACATCGTCTGCTGTAAACACAGCTCCGTCGGAACGCGCAAGACTGGATTCGTCAGGAAATCTGCTGGTGGGGACAACCAGCGCAAACACAACTGGTTCGCAGCTTCGCGCTAACGGTCAGGTTCGCGGCAACTCTTCATCCATTCCTGTGTTTGCAAACAGGATTGGTTCAAGTGGCGTAAATATTAGATTGCAAAATAATAGCACTACCGCAGGGGGTATTGGCACAGCATTCAATACCACATTTATTTACGGAACTGGCGGCGGTGTCACTGATACTGGTTTAATATTTGCTAACTCACAAATTGTTCCTTGCAATGGTTCTGGTGTTGGGCAGGACGATGCGTTTGATTTGGGAACTAGCACTAGTCGTTTTGATGATGTATTTGCCACTAACGGCACAATCAACACATCAGACGGTGACGAGAAGCAGGACATAGAAGAGCTTACGGAAGCAGAGCAGCGTGTTGCTGTAGCTGTTAAGGGCTTGCTGCGTAAGTTTCGTTGGAAAAGCAGAGTTGAAGAAAAAGGTGATGACGCACGGATTCACTTTGGTATTATTGCACAAGATTTGCAGGCGGCATTTGAAGCCGAAGGTTTGGACGCTGGCCGTTATGCAATGTTCATCAACTCTACTTGGACTGATGAGGAAACTGGTGAGGAACGCTCTCGTATGGGTGTTCGTTACAATCAACTACTGGCATTTATTATTGCCGCTATTTAATGGAGCTAATTATGGCAACTTGGACTATTGAAAACTTGGAACGCAACACTGATGACGGCGGCGTAACAGTCGCGCATTGGCGCGTCACTGAAACGGAAACAGTTGGGGAAGGCGATGATGCCGTAACCTATTCTGCTTCCTCTTATGGCACTGTAGGCTTTACGCCTGACGCAAGTGCTGACGGCTTTATTGCTTTTGACAGCCTGACCGAAGCTGATGTGCTTGGCTGGGTATATGAAAGCGTTGATAAAGACGAAACCGAAGCTGCTCTGGCTGCTGATATTGCTGGGCAGAAAACCCCTGTTACTACTGACGGAGTGCCGTGGTAACGCAAACTTAGGAGAGACTAATGACCGAGAAAAAACCAAACGTCATTACGATTAACGACAAAGAATACACTGAAGAGCAACTCACAGACGACCAGAAGGTTTTGATTAATCATATCACTGACCTCGACCGCAAGATTGGCTCTACTCAGTTTAACCTTGACCAGCTTAATGTTGGTCGCCAGGCATTTATGAATTTGCTTGAAACATCATTAGAGACAGAAGAGGCTGAATAATGGAAACCCTCATTACATATATTACAGCATTGATCGCAGCAGCATCAGCTATTGCTAATGTTACCCCTTCTCTCCGGGACAATGAATGGTTGGCAAAGATTGATGACTTTGTGCAGAAGCTTGCCCTTAACTTGCGTAAAGAGAAATGACAGACGAAATGAAATCCACCGTTGACCTTGCAAGCGGCGGCGTAACGCTCGGCGCGTTCTTTGATGCACTGCCCGAAGTTGCCGCTTTGTTTGCACTGGTCTGGTGGGTCATTCGTATCTGGGAAACTGACACGGTTCAAAAGCTTTTCAAAGGTGACTAGCCGTGAACTTTGGCGAGACACTTCTTGCTTACTGGCCTATTCTCACCGCAGCGATGGCTATGCTTTGGTGGTTTAGCCGGGCTATATCTTCTCTCGAAAACAAAACAGATAGAATGGATGAACGCTTGAAAGATAGCGAATCCAAAATCACTCAACTTTTTACTTTCTTTAACCAGTCAACGCAGCGTAGGCTTGATAAACTAGACAGGCTAGAAGAAAAGGATAAGTAAGTGGGCTATCAGACTGTGCGTAATGCACATCAACTGGGTCGCGTAGGAGAGTTAATAGCCGAAGCTGTCTTTGAGGAGACGGGTCTAAAGTGCTGTCGAGTAAATCATGAAGGCTTTGACTTACTAATATTTGATGACGACAATGAAAGCTATCGCGTTGAGGTAAAAGCTGCCAGCGTTAGCCAGTCTGGTGGATTGCGCTACAAGTTTATGACCAGCAAGGGAAGCAAATCAAAGCGCATTATTAATAGCGAAGATGCAGACTTAGTTTGTTTCGTAGCCTTGCCAATAAGAAGGTGCGTGATAAAGTGTATTACGGCTGTAGAGAAAAAGCGAACAACTGTTCGTGCTACAGATTTTGACGAACCCGAAGCTACGCAGATACGCAAAGCATTGGATAAGGTTAGGAAACGAAGATGATGAATATCTTTAGTGCGGTTGCTGGCATCGCCGGGAACTGGGTGGATGGCAAGGTTCAAGAAACCAAAGCCAAAGCAGAGGTCAAGGTCGAAAAGGCAAAGGCTGACGCTGCCGTTCAAAAGAAGATTGCAACAGGCAAGATTGATTGGGAAGCCAATATGGCTGACGCAACCAAAGGCTCTTGGAAAGATGAGTTTGCTCTTGTTGTTTTGATGCTCCCTGCAATCCTAGTTTTTATTCCATCGCTTACCCAGCAAGTGCGGGAGGGGTTCGCGGTGTTGGATACGCTCCCGCAGTGGTATCAGTATCTTCTGTTCATCGCCGTGACGAGTTCGTTTGGGGTGAAGGGTGCAGACAAACTGATGAGTATGCGCGGAAAAAAGTAGTAACTCCTGCGGGTAAACCAGCCCCCACCAAAGGGCGAATCACACCCAACTTTACTTTGCAGGAGATGACCAAGAGCCAAACCGCGACCCGGCTAGGCCTCGACAACACCCCAACAGAGGAACACATTTCCTCCCTTCGGGCGTTGTGTGAAGCAGTCCTTGAGCCTACGCGCAGCCAGTTCAATGCCCCTGTGATTGTATCAAGCGGCTACCGCAGTGAGTTTCTGTGCGAAGAGATTGGCAGCAAGCCAACCAGTCAGCACTGTAAGGGGGAGGCTGTTGACTTTGAAATCATCGGGGTCGATAACCACAAGGTCGCGTCTTGGATTCAAGCCAACCTAGAGTATGATCAGTTGATACTTGAACACTATGAGTCCGGGAAACCTAATAGCGGATGGGTGCATGTGTCGTATAAGAGTGATGGACAGAACCGCAAACAAGCCCTAACGTTCAATGGTCGCAGTTACCAGCAAGGTCTAGTTAAATGAACCAGTATGATTTCAAGATGACTATTGTCGAAGGGGATGATGGTTTCCCCGTGTTGGTGCTGGAGTTTTCTGGGCTTGTTGATATGGAAGAAGCGGAAGAACTATCAGAAGAATTGTTCGCTATCATGTCGGGCGAAGAACCAAAATCATACCTACACTAGAAGCTGATTGATTCCATTACTTGCTTGGAGTCTAGCAACTCGTCTTGTGTTGCACAGTAACACTCTTTCGACAGGCCGCTAGGCACACCATACCGAGAGGGAAGGTAAAGTTCTGATGACCACATGCCACCAGCAAGGTCATACTCCCCATCTTGTCCCGTCATCAGCACGAACATATTGATAGCAGGGTTTTTCCTGAACGAAATGAGTCGGCCTGTTTTGTGTATCGTTGTCTTAACGTCAATGACTAAGCCATTGAATGTGAGGTCGCCCGGATCTTCACCATTGAAGGAGGAGCGGTGATAAATCTCGAAGATTTCTGTTGGGTAAACGCCTAGCATTTTGGAGAAAGCCAGTTCACCCATTGCACCTTCGTAATCAACGAAGATAGGGTCTTTGGGAGATACCCTGAGTGCATCTTCTGGGGCGACCTCACGAGCAGCAGCGTTGCGGGAACGCGCTACAAAAAGGCAGAGTCTTTTTTCTGCTTCATTCAGAGTGATGTGCATTATTAAAAAACTTTTCCTGTGACATCAGACTTACCCCAATTCGCACCATATTGTATAAGGCGCGAGGGGTCATGCCCCATACATTGTAAGAGGGGTCAACTGTATTATCCCGAACACATAGCTGCGCCGGATACTGCGGGTCATTTGATTGCCGGATATAGATGAGAATGTTTTCTGGCACATCCATTTCCTCAAGGGCTTTCATTGCTGTCGCTGCCCTCATTTGTTTCCATCCAACTGAGTCGTTAGGTATGGAT